TGAGTATGGACTCATGCCTGTTGTGTAAGGAATCTTGACTTGCACACCTTCAAAGGGTTTGGCATAGCGTGTTTTCATAACTTTACAACCTGCACGGATACCGTTTACTTCGGATACTTTGTTGCCGTCTTCGTCCTCTTTGAGTTTCATCTTCTTCATGGCAACCACAATACTTGATGCATAGATAAAGCCTTGTCCACCTGAAATCTTGTCATCTGGGTCAAACATGTCCTGACTTGCGTATGTGTGGTTAGTACAAACCAGGCCCACATTATAACTACCAAACATGTTCACACAGTTACGCACCAGGGCAGTGAGAGCTTTGGGCTTGCGACCCAAGTCGCCTTTCATTTCGCCTGCGTCAAACTGGTTGACGTCTGTGGGCGTTAACAACATGCCTAGACTATCAATCACAAACATAACTTTGGGTCGCTCGCCTTCGGCCAGTGCTTTGTAGTCGCTCATGAATGTGGAGATTGTTTTGGCCACATCATCAATCATGGCCATACTCAACTTGAGCAATTTGCTTTCACTAGTATCAACTCCGAGTGCTTTGAGCCAATCTTCATCGAGGGCATTTTCACTGTCAATCAACACAACAAAGATGCCTTGCTCTTGTGCGTTCTTCACAATGTTGCCTGAACAGATGTAACTTTTACCTGCGCCAGAGTCGCCAGCAAACACAGTGACTTTGCCCAGCGGAATGCCACGGTTAAAGTCCCCGCTGATCAAATAGTTCAAGGCGTAGTTGCCTGTGGAGATCCAATCTGTAGGATCGTTGAAGCCAATTGACAGTCCGTCAATGCTCTTGGTGATTTCCTTGCGGAATTTGCTTACGTCAAATGGTTTGCCCATGGTCTATGTCCTTGTAAAAATCTTTAAAAATGTTCCGGCTGTTTAGGCCCCTACGCTGATCCAATTCTGTCAATTTATCAATTGATAGACTGATATTTTTTTCAAACGGTGTATCAATGTAGTGTAGCATATTTCTGTAACTATCTTCAAGCAAATAACCAGGTTTCTGGTTGATTCTATCTTGTAACTTGTTCTTTACTGAGTTTAGCACATTTTTAGGTAAATGTCTAATGTTTAGGTATTCTGGAGTCAATAGTGCCCCAATTACAAAACTGTTGTTGTGAAATCCTTGTGCTTTTAAAAAATCCACACAATCAAATACGGAGTTATAGTTCAACAAAAAATGCAACATGTTGAATGATATTTTGTGACCCAACTGTTTGATAATTGCAAGGTTGTCCAAAAAGTCCAGCCATGATCCACCATGTCGTATGTATTCGAATTCTTCAGCAAGGGTTTCTACGCTCACGGTCCAATGTACGTTTGGAAATTTACAAACAGCTTCAAACACTCGAGTATCAACCTTGCTCAAGTTAGTGTTTATCCTGATGTTGACATCGGGGTTTAATTTTTCCAATAGTGTTAAATTTTCCTTCATCAACAATGGTTCACCACCTGCTAGATACACATGTCGAAGTTGACCAGCATGATCATAAATGTAATTTTTGAAATCTGTTGTCTGTTGCTCAGTGAGCGTTTGATGACGTATTTTTAGTTCATCGCTCCATTTGCTACTGAATTCTGGGCCGCAGTACACGCAAGCAAAATTACAAAGATTGGTCCAACGTACATCAACAGTACGCAAATCAAAATTGCCAACTTGATATGTGTCAACTGGTATGCTTTTTAATTCACGTATGTAAAATACTCTGTCGCTGATATGATCAAAACCTCGTTTACCACGTTCCAAATCATAACAGGTATGACAAGTGGCCACCGGCTGTTGTTCAGTAATCTGTTGTTGTCTAGGCAGATTGTTCTCAACTAGTATGGATTCAATAGGCTGATCTTTTATGTTACCAAGAGGACCTGCACTACGGATACAGTTTTTTATTTTGCCATCAAAGTTGTACATCAGGCCAGTCCAGGGCATAGGACAAAATGTGGGATTGGTCAACATGTCTCGAGGTGTCATTTGTAAACTGGTCCTAGAGAAATGTCTGGTATGGCCAAATTATTTGTTTTGGCTGTTTCTAGTGTGTTTATCAAAAACTTGGCCCAGTTATCAACGTCAGCCGCAGGCGGTACTGTTTTGTCAGCACTGGTGGCTATGTTGCCTGGCCGAACCAGAGTGATGTTTATACCCGGGCAACTGTGTCGTATTTGACTTACTGCTTGTTCTAGCGTGATTTTTTGTATTCTGTAGGCCATCATATCAAATCCTGGTAACACACTTACCGGATACTGTGTCATTATGGTGCTGACGACCATGATGTGTTTGCCGCTGCCTGCCCAACGCTGGGCCATCTCAAACAATAATTCAGTCTGCGCATAACCTGCCTGTGCGTTGTTTATGAACATGTCGCAGGGTTGTATTAGATCGGCAATTTTGGGAATCACTCGTATGTTATGACCTGTGCGGCGACTGAGACGTAGTATCTCATGACCAAGTGCTTGGTATTGATTGCCTAAGGCCTGGCCTATTCCTGCAGTGCCCCCAGTGATTGCTATCTTCATAATAGGTGAGTTGGTTCTTTAAAGAACATGCCTTGCAAGCCTATTCTCGGAAACACAGGATTATCATAAAATCCAATATCATGTGCAACTTGTCCGTTCATAAGAACAGGTTGATTTTTTGCAAAATCGTGTCTTTCAACTTCATAAAAATCTGCGTACTGCAAAAGATATCGGTCCATGTCCTTGCTGTTAGGATTGCCTTTGCGTTCAACCAGTGTGTTGACATCCACTGTTGGATCTTTTGGTTTGTAAAATCTAACAGAAGTTCTTTCCATATTCAGTATAGGCCAATTCAATTTCCAATACACTGGTGGTTTATCCAAATGTATGGGGCAACTGGATTCGGGGTAATCAGGGGGACTGTCCACCCGCCAGGCAAGAGTAAAATATACATCTCTCAATGCCAAGCGCATGGTTGCTAACCATGCGACTAATTTTGGATTGGCAGAAACAAAATGTACAATGTTGTGTCCAAACCTATCGGGAAAGTTTGCATACTGGTAGGTTTCAGACTTAGTAATAATCGTAGTGTACTTGTGTACATACTCTAGTAGATCTTGGTTGATCTCTGTGTAGTCTGGACAATCTAACACTCGATAAAATTGACTGCTCATTGAGTTCTCCTTAGTTTATGTTGTTCGAACATATAGGAGTCTATTTCTGTTTGGTTGTTTCTATCAACCGCAACCTGTCCTGGAATAATATGCCGAAACGGTGATGTCATGGTGTTCGCATACTTTACATTCAAAGGATCAGGGGTGGCTAACAACGCCCAAGAATGTAAAATATCATGTTGTTTGACAAAACTAAAAATGTTAGGCAAGTCACCAATGTTTAGTGCGCTAACTGTTGTCCAGGTATTTAGTTCATGAATACCCATATTTTTGTAGATCATCAAGTTCTTGACAAAACGATCCCACTTGATGGGCCAACGCACAAGATCATGCACACAATCAATTCCATCCAGACTCACTGTGACTGTGACATGTATGTTTTTGTCTAGTAACTGTTGTATTTCTGGTATGACCATGGAGCAATTGGTGTTGATCCTAACGCTGGTTACCGACGGCGGAATATTTTCAAGTATGTTGCGATAATTTTTGCTGGCACTGGGCTCGCCGCCGTTTATATCCAAATGTACCACACGGTCCAACGGTAGTGCCCAAAATGCACTGCTATTGTCTACAATGGGATATGTTTTGCTTTTTAGACTACCTATTTTGGTACTTAAATTCTCGTTGCAGGTAAGGCAGGCACTGTTACAAATGTTATCTAGCACTCCGCCCACAGTCAGATAATCGGAACAAGTTTGAGTTTGATCAAATTTAATAGCGTTGAGTCGTATGCTGGTGTTGTTAATTTTTTCAGTTTGTTGACACCGCACACATTCTTTGGGCCATGTATCTGGACTATGTTTGATATTGGCCAGCCAGTCACTGGCGTTCATTTGCTCCAGTGTGTTAAATTCCGGTGCATTGACCATGTGACCACATCGACTCACCGTCCCGTTAGAATTAAATCTCACAAAGTGATCAAGTCTTGGGCAATACATGTTCTATGATGTCTTTATAATTTTTTTGATAGTAATCCAAGAGTTCATTCCAGGAGAATTCTTGCCCTGCCAACTCTAAAAGAATTTGATCTAGATACAGCCACAACTCAATGCCGTGATTCTCTCTAAACAGTTCAACAACAAAGTCTTTACTGGGAGGAATAACTTCTGCTCTAGATTCAAAATCAGTTATTGCGCCAAAATCTTTGAAGTTTCTCAAACGTATTTTTGTGTCGTTACGTAGATAACGTGAGAGATTTGCCAACCAGTGAAACTGTGGCAAGTAATGTGTGTTTAAAAATTTGTATCGTTTGGCAAACCAAAGGGCTGTAGAAAGATCTAATTCAGGGTGATCGCGTTGAAGATGTTGCAGGTATGTGTTTATTCCACTAACATATCTGTCCCGGGGGTTGCGTATGTAAACGTCTACATAGTCAAGCGCCCGAATCTCATTGTTAGTAAACACCGCAAGATTATCTCTTTTCTGCTGATGTCTCAAACTGCTGTTTCCGTTTTTCTGAATTAGATAAACCCATTGATTGTGAAGTGGTAAAAATACCACTTCACAAAGATCTGGAAACAGCTCTGTATCCAGAGCTGTTTTCATTACTTCTGCTGTCTAGCGCGGATCATGGCCAAAATGTCTTCGGCCTTGCCAGTTGCGGCAGGTTTTGCCACAGGAGCAGTTGGTGCAGGAGCATCTTCGTCATCAAAGTCGCTGACAGGAGCCGCTACTACTTTAGCAGGTGCTGTTTCATGTACATCACCGTGTCCATCTACAGTCATGGCAGGAGCGGAACCACCAGCAGGTGCTTGCACACCAGCAGGTCGGAAGTACTGTCCCCAACGCTCTGTGTCGTATGGCTGACCAT